TTCCGAAAATCACCGACTTGAGCGAATACACATAGTCTCGGACGGCGGCGGCGAAGTTTGAAAAGTCGGCTTCGCTGAATGAATGCATGACACCACTTGAATCTGGGTAACTAAACGTCGTCGCACCACCCGGGAAGCCCTTTCCAGCATTCAAGCTAGTCTCAATCGCGATGATGTCTGACTGGCTTACTGAATCGCAAGAATAGGTGCCGCTGAGCGACGGGCTTCCCGTGCTTTCAAGTTGCAAACCAGATTGAAGCAACGCTTGAGCTTGGATGGAGAGTTCTCCCCGTTGCGCAGCCTTCGCATAACCCGGAAATGCAGCGGAAAGTTGCTCAGAGGTGGGGGATTCCGAGAATAGCACTTCGCCAGATGCGAGCGTCCAGCTATCTTCGACTGCTCGCCACGAGAGCCCATTGTTTGAATATGCGTATGACATTCGCGATCCTAAAACGAGTAGCCGGAGCAGGTAACTTGCGATGTGGAGCTTGTCACGTTGTTCTGATAGAACCCAGTTTGTGCAGTGATAATAGGCAACCGAATTGGAGCAGCGGTTGCTTGGTTGGCGACGGGGCTAACGACTGATTGGAGTCCGGTTCCATTCGCATCGGCGGCGACAAAAACGCCATTATTTACGACGCTCGGGCTTGATTGTGCATTGCCTTTCCATGACGTCGCGCCCAATGGGACGACGGCGGACAATGAGAAAGATGTATAGGAAGTAGCGGTACCGCCCGAGACAACCGCGACGACGGGGACATTAATTTCTCGATCTTGCTGGCAGCCAATCACAAATTGGCCGCTTCCGTTAGTGCGCCAGATCGAGTCCAGCGCGGATGCTGTATATCCAGACGGCATATTCGCGCCGTTATAGATGCTGGTTGGCGTGCTCGCCGTGCAGTTCTTAGCCAGTAACGCCGCCGTCCCCGTCGTCGGGTTATAAATCGCGTAAATCGCGACGAACCCCGATACCGGCGCCGTTCCCGTATCCATCCCGCCCGCGCCAGTCGTCGCGAGGTTGATCGTCTTGTTAAAGCTGGACAGCATGTACTTCTGTCCACCAAGCGCTGCGCCGACGACGATTTCGTCGGCGGTGAGCGTCGCAGTCGCCGATGCGGCAGTCACGCTCATCGAGACGTTGCGTGCACTACCGATGACCGGCGAATACAACTTCTGCAGCGCGCTGTTCACCTGGTTATAGGTGGTCTTCGAGCGCGTGATACCAGCCGCAGCGAGGATCGCACAGAGCTCTTCCTGAATCATGTTCAGCCACGACCCGCGCACCTTTGTCGCGGGTGTGCCGGTCGCAGGGTTGCCTTCAGTGAAATAGCCTTCAGTGCCAGCTGCTTCGGGAGTCGGAATCGATCCCGCTGCGGTCGCGTCATCAATGCGATACATGTTGCCTCTTATGAGTAAGAGAAGATTGGAATCGTGTGCGCAGGCATTACCGCCTTCATCTCGCACTCAAGTACTGCGTTGCCCCAAGACGCGAGCGCGTCTCCGGCGCCCATCGCCCCGGCTCGCGCGACTGTGACCGTGTTAAGCGCCGCATTCACCTGCCACGCGAAGGACCATGCAGTCCCGTTGCATGGATCACCAGCCCTCATCTGGCCGGCACGCGCCTCGACGAACTGATTGATCGTTACGGTGTAGCCAAGGTTTGCTGCGAACGCGGTAAGGCTTGCAATGGTCGGTCCGCCGACACCGACAAACCGCGCAAGCACCTGCGCCTGGCGCAGAGGGATCGTTGGCGCGACGCCCGCACATGGATCTGGCAGGCCAAGCGTCGACTCCCATTCGGGAAGAAGTTCGTACGTCGTCGCCGGGAACGCGTCGATGAGCAGATAGTTCGCACGCGCCGTCGCGCGTGCGTAGCTCGGCGCGAGTCCCGATAGAACCTGCGTCTGAACGGCATCCGGATCGCGCGGCCACACTCGACCGCGCGGCATGAGCCCTTGCAGCGCCTTCAGGAAGTCGGCTGCCGTGTAATTCGGTGCGAGCATAGAGCCTCAGACGTAGAGCACGCTCGCAAGCACAGGCAACTGCCCGAACCCGCTCGTGATGTTTCCCGAATAGGTAGTGGTCGTGACGCCGACGACGCCCTGAATCAACGTGATCAGGAAACCGCTCGTCCCCGAAACGGAGCGAATCGCCGCCGAGATGTCGTCGCGATTGATCGTACCCGCGCGAGGATCGCCGTTGCGGAACAGTACGTCCGCGATCGCCGACGAGATCGCTGCGCGCGTCGCCGTCGTTGCCGACGTCAGGCCCGAAAGCGTGATCGTCAGGTTGTTGGCGATCGGGGCGCATGAGTATACGAGCGCGGTGACGGGCTGCTTTGTCACGATATAGTCAGCGACGACGAGCTGATCGCCTCCTGCGACGACGCCGCGCGGAAGGCCGCCCGGCCCTTTGTCGTTCTGCGAGACGCCATCTGTACCCTGCGGAAAGCCGCCGTGCGCCGTCTCGGCGTTGTCCCACATCGTGTAGACGACGACGGTTCCCGCTCCGAAACCATTCGGCGCACACCACGCGCGCGTCACGCCTGCGACTGCGAGTGCCCACTGCACATAGTCTTCAACGTCGCCGCCCTGAGGCGTGCTCTGATACGCGTCGAGCATGCGGGTACGGAGGTCATCGTTATCCTCAATGTCCGCTCCGGACTCGACGGTCCCGGTGATTGTCCCGCCCTGCTGGATGCCGTCGACGGCGATGCTCAGCGAAACAGCCGTACCAGCATCTGCGTTGCCTGCCGATCCGGCCACATCGGCCACGATCGTGACCGAGACGTTCCCGCTTCCGTCCACCGTGCCCGTCGTCGACGTCGTATATGTCACGCCATCGCCGCGCGTCACGGCGGTTCCTGCGCTGAGCACCTTTCCTGTCGTTCCGGGAAACTGCGCCGTGAGTTGCGCCTGCGTCGCCGCCTTTCGATACACATCCTTCAGCGCGGCCCACCCTTCGAGGTATTCATCCACCGCCGTGAACGGCACGGCGTTTTGTGCGATGTAGTCGAGATAGGCGAACTGAAGGTTGCACATCCCAGCTTGAATCTTGCCGACAATTTTCAGCACGGCAAAGCGCAGGAGCGCGTCAGCACCCTGCAGCGCCGACGAAATATCTGCCGCCACCTCAGTGATCAAGGTGGAGAGCGTCTTTCTTTGGAATGGCATGTCAGGAGAGCTGTTGCCAGGCCCACGCGTACGTCATGTCGATCTGCGGGCCCGTCGGTTGATAGAGCGTGATCTGCGCACCGAGAAACGTGTCGCGCACCCACTGCGTCTGCACATCAATACTCGCGACCACACCGTCATCAACTAGCCATTGAAGCGCCTCATTGATGTAGTCGCGTGCGTTGTTCAGCACTTCCTGTGTCTGCTTCGATCGATCGAGCAGCCAGAGACGCGAGCCAATCGGCTTGTCTTCTCCGATGTCCCCCCACCAGCCGCGCGGATCACCGGTCCCGTCGGGGATTGGATCGTCGGGATTCGCCACGCGGTCTGTGAAGATACTGACCAGCACCGCCGACGGCAGATCGTTGCCCGTCACGAGAACAGGTGCGATGAACTGCCAGTCGCCGCGGCTGTTGTCGACGTCCCAGATGACAGAGATGTCCGACATGCATTACTCCAGCTGGTTTGGTCCATTCGACGTCCGCGTGCTTCCGCCGAGCGTCACGTTCGGTACATCGTGCGTATGTGTGTTCGCCACCTGCCGCATACCGGCGACAGTGCGGGTGTTCGTCTCGTAGTTGTCGAGGATGTCGCCCTTGCACTTCAGCAGGGGCGTATCCGCGATCACTTCCGGCGCGTTCGTCAGCGTGATCGGATTGCCGCCGCCATTCACGATGATTCCGGCGTCCGTCAGATAAACGGACTGCCCGCGGCTGTCGTGGATCGCCACCTCGCCGGAAGCCAGGCCCGTCATGCGGTACTTCGCGTTCGACGTCGCGATCACGAACCCATCGTTTCGATCACCGTTCTTGAAGGCGATCAGCGCTTGCGTTCCGTCCGGCGGATTCGACGTGAAGCCATACTCGGCATATCGCGGTACATCGGGGATCAGCTCGAGCGCGTTAAGCCGCACCTGCAGCGTCTGCACGCTCTTCGTGTCGTCGACGAGCGCGATCGCGCCGCGCGCCATCAACAGAAGAATCCGGCGCGCTAGCCTGTTCAAATCGCTCAGCACTATCGCTCCGCAGGTGTTTGAATCGATTCGTCCATCGGCAGCACGTCGAGCGCGATCGGCTCCGGCAGGAATCCTTGGCGCGGTCCGAACACGAGCTCGGCATGCGTGCCGTTCTCGTTGAGGATGAACGTCACCTCGGCAAGCAACAGGATCGTGTTCGCCGGGATGCCGGCAGCGTCCGCCGAAACCGGATAGTTGACGTTCACGATCCACGGCGAGCCGCTCGCATCACGCCAGTTATCCACCAGCGCGCGCACGCGCCGAGACCGGCCGTAGGCTCGCGAGGCCATCCAGTTCACGCGCTTCGTGACGAAATCCCGATCCGTCGCGCTCTGCTCGGACACGAAATACGTCGGCCTGAAACGCAGCGCGTTCGCGGTCGTGGCGTTGTTGACGACAGTCACGACCGGCAGATTCGGGATGCTCTCGTCGTCAGCGCCAGCGCTATATGCGCTGAGCACGGCGTTGTATGTGCTAAAAGTCCCCAGAGTGCTCTTTGTGCAGACGATCGCCTCGACGTTGTTGCCGACCGCGACACCCGACGCGCCGAGTTCCGTCCCGGCCTGCGAGATCGTCAGCTCGCCCTCTTCACTCTCGAAGACGAGCATCCCGCAGTAGCGCGCATAGCGCTCGATGACTTCCCATGCCGTCTCGGTGATGCTGATGATCTGGCGAGGCAACGGCGCAAGCGCGTCGAGCGCCTTCTGCGTGCCGTTCGATGGCACGAACACATCTATCGAGTACTGGCTCGCTATGCTTTTGCACAGATCGAGCAGCCCGACATTCGCGTTGACGCAGTCAATTCGGCACGAGCAGTCGACCAGATCGCCAAGCTTCCCGCGACCGGAGATCGTGATTTCGTGCGAGCGCGGCGTCAGAACGGTTTCAATTGTCTCGACGAAGCCCGACAGCACGACGCTGTCGCCGATCGAGATCGTGACCGGCGCACCTTCCTTCGACACAAGCTTCAGCGTGTTTGCGTCAGCCGAGCATGTCAGGATGAACGACGACGTCGCGACCTCGATCGAACGTGTTATCCGCACTGCCTTCCACCCGGTCAGCACGAGACCGTCTTGCGTCAGCAGCACGCGCACTTCATCGGCGCCGGGCTTCGCACCTACGGCGTCGACAATGCGATCTGCATTCGGCATTAGAAATTACCAGGTGAAAAGGCGTATTGATCGCCCAGCGGTGCCTGCTGGCGATCGGTTCTCAGTTGCGTATCGACGTTCGGCGACGACGTCACGTTAGTGCTCGTGCCCGGCGGCGCATTCTTGTGGACGATCTCGACGCGGACCTTTCCTGGCTCGCCTGTGCCCTGACCGAGCTGTTCGTCGAGTTGACGAGCAATCCCAGCGCGAACCTGCGCCTCGCCTTTCGCATCCGTCGGACGCTCATATAGCGACGAGAACTTCGCAGCAGCATCAGCAGGATCAGTCGCATCAGCGAGCGCCTGCGCTGCTCGCTTCTCGTTGTGATTCAACTCCCAAACCGAAAAGGCCATCTGGTTTTCAGGCGTTTCAAGATCCAGCGGCTGACCGAACTGCTGCTCATATAGTTTTCGACGATCCGATCCCCACTGAAACAGGCCCTTGAACTCGCCGCTAGGATCGACAGCGCGCTCGTCCAGACTGCTCTCGCGATAGGCATTCGCAACAATGCCGATCGCTGCTGTGCGGCTGGCCCCATGGTTCATGTACCACTCAACCATTGACCGGGCTTGCTCGAGACCCCTTCCGTTTCCGACCGGCGTCTGTTGCCCCATTTCCGCCATCGTCGCGGGCCCATTCCCGCGCATCGAGTTTCCAAAACGCTCGAACCCGTCCCAGATCCGCTGGGATGTCGAATCCGCCCCACTGGGCTGAGCTTGAGGACGGCTGCGGCCGCTCATTGCGTCCAGGAAGAACTGGACGCCATTGAGTACCGAGTTAAGCCCCGGCTCTATCCCGCTCAGAATCGTTGTTTTCAGCCGGTCATACGTGATGCCAAGCTTCGCCGACGCGTCAGCGTATTCGCGCGCGCGCTGGACGTCCTGTTCATCAGGGATGTATGCCTTCGCTGTCGCGAGATCCGCCGCAACCTGCGCCGGGCCGCGATTCAGAAAGTCGACGAGAGATCCCGCGCCGGCGGCACCGAGGAAATTCTGCGCACCGCCATACTTTCCGCCTTGCCGCAGGACATCGGCATAAGCCGCCAACTTCGTCAAGACAGACTCGATGGATTCGATCCGCGACGGATCCGTCGAAATGCCCGCAGCCTGGAAGCGCTTGAGCGCCTCCGGATTGCGATTGTTGACCGCATCGCTGTACGTCTGCCGCACCTGCTCAATGCCGGCATTTGCCTGCTCGGGCGACAGCCCCGCAAGGCGCCCGGCATACTGCACGCCGAATGCACTCGTCGTCGAAAGCCCGCTCCGCACCGCTAGATTGCTCATCGAGCGTACCGATGAAGCCCATTGCGACTCAAGCTGTGCAATCTTGAACGTCAGCGCGGTAACGCCGCCGATGATGCCCGCCTTGCCGACGAAGCTCGCAATCTCCGAGATCGCTCCGCTGTTCGAACTGAAGCCCGCGGCGATCGAGCTGCCGAGGCTGTTCAGCTTTCCCTTGTTGGCTTGTGCTTGCAGCTTCGAAAGGCTGTTCGTCACCTGCGCGATCGGGCCAGACGCCTGATTCTTCGCGGTGATCGCAATAGAGATTTTGCTTGCCATGAAGCCGCTCGAAGATCAGTTCGCCAACGCCTTGAAGGTCGTCGGCATGAAGGCCGGGTGGACGGGATTCGCCTGCGCGACCAGTTCGTCCGCGCGCGTCGGGTCGCGATACAGCCGCGTCGCGAGCGCGAGCGATGGGAGCGTCGACGGAAGACTGAATGTCTTGATCGACGACAGCCCGGCGCCGCGCTTGTTCAGATCGGCGACGACCGCCGCGCGCAGTGTCGAAAGGGCCTCATACGTTTCGTCCTCGCCCTGATCACCTGCCACCGCCATCTCGGCGTCTATCAGTCCGGTTACTAGGTCGCGCACGCGCGCCGCGTCATCACTCGATGTCGGCTGATATGTCGATGACGCTTGCGCCACCGCGCCAATCGAAGTGCGGCGGAACAGGTCGCCGCAGGCGCCCTGCATGTCGCCCATCGCCGTACCGATAACCGATGTCGTCGTGCCTGCGTCCGGAACGAACGTCGATAGCGTCGAAAGCAGACGGATCGAATCGTTCGGATCGTTTGTCGCGGCCAGAACCGCCGAGGTGACGCCCTGCACCGACGCGGTGAAGGTGTCGACCGTCGTTGCATCAAATCCAGCGGCAGCCGAAGCCATCGTGTCGGCGGCCGCACTCACGTCCGCGCGCGCCGTCGTGGCCGCCTCGATCATCGACTGCGTCGTCTGGTTCGATTGCACCGACGAGCTCGGATATTTGCTGAACGTCGGCACCGTCGCGCTGCCAGCAAAACGACCGAAGTCGCCTGGCAGGTTGAACAGCAACTGAAACAGGTTCCGCGCGTCGCCGACGATGTTCTTCGCGAAGGTGTACCAGCCGAGAGCGGTATTGACAACCGTGCCGAGCACCGCGGCGCCGTACGCGATAGCGTTCAATGCGGTCTTCGCGAAATTGAGCGCGGCCGCGACGTTCAGTCCCGTCACCGCGTTCAACACCGACTGCGTCGTTGCGGTTTCTGCCGTCGGATATGTGCGCTGCCCTGCCTCGACGAATTCGAACTGGAATTCGAAATAGCGGCCCTGCTCCCAGCGCTCGACGCTCCTGAAGTCCATCAGGCTCACGGCCAGTCGCCCGAGCGTCGGGTGAATCAGTTCGCCGTCGCCGGCCGTTTCGACCGCCGCAATCATCACGTCGCGCCGCATGATTACATCGTCGCCAACGACGAAGCCATACATGCGGATGCGCCGCGCGCCGCGCCCGAGATCCTCAATCCACGGCGTATCACGCTGCGGATACTGGTGCATCTGGTTGCGTCGACCGAACGCCGATTCACCACCGAGAGAAACGAACGGCACGCCGCGATAGGACGCCGGCCGCAGCTGATCGAAATACGATGCAGCCGATCCGCCGAGCCGCGCGGCGAGCGAACTCGCCAGATTGCCAATCCCTGAGGCGGTGCTGAGCACGGCGCCTGCGCCGCCACCGATGTTCATGCGCCAACTCCAATGCGTTTGCCCAGGCGACGCGCTCTTGCGAGCCAGTGCAGGGTCTCGGTTTCTGTCAACGCGCGCTTCGCCGGCGGTACGGCGATCAACTGGGGACCAGGCGCACCGCGGCGCCGCACGTCGCCGGCGAACTGGCGCAAGCCGTTGCAATGGAACGCACATCATGAAGCGTTCTTTGCAGAGCAAGGTCGCCGCCAGCGCGTGTTCTGCGCCTCGCTCGCCGATGTGTTCGACAACGCCGTCGATCCCGCGTGGCGCGCAGATCTGTTCGACCTGATCGAGAAGACGCAGAATCTGGACTGGCTGCTTTTGACGAAGCGGATCGGGAACGTGATGCCGATGATCAGCGAGACGGCTCAGCGTCGGTTCGATCTCGAATGCATCGAAGCGCCGCGCCTCCCCGACAACGTCTGGATCGGCGCGACTGTCGTCAATCAGGCTGAGGCCGATCGGGACATTCCGAAACTGCTGAGCGTGCCTGCACGCGTTCGCTTCCTTTCCATGGAGCCGCTGCTCGGGCCAGTCGCCCTTACCCGACTCGCACACGGCGACGAATCGGATCTCGACGCACTGCGCGGACAGGTCGTGTACACCTCGCAGCACTTCGCCGTGCCGCCCGAAGTGTTAGGAAAAGCAATTTCGTGGGTGATTGTCGGCGGCGAAAGCGGCCACGGCGCACGCCCGATGCAATCGGCCTGGGCGCAGTCGCTCCGCGACCAGTGCGAGGCCGCGCGAGTGCCGTTCCTATTCAAGCAATGGGGCGAGTTGCTTCCAGGCGAGACGGACGGCGAGAGCTATGCTGTCGCCCTCGATGGATCGGATCGAGAGTTTAACGGCACCGTGCGTCTAACCGAGCAGGGCGGTCAGCAGTTCTTCCGCATCGGAAAAAAGATCGCGGGCCGTCAGTTAGACGGCCGCACGCATGATGATTTCCCGCGGGGTGCTTGAGATGTCATCCGTTACCGACAAACGTACTTCGAACTCCGATGGCAACAACATCCAGTACATATTGGAGAGCGTCTCCTTCGGACAAGCCACCGACAATCAACGGCGTCAGATCAACAGGCTCCGGATGACTGCCACCGCCGTCTGGCCGTCGCACAGTGACGTGCGCTCGAGTCTGTCCGGGGACGACCGTTACAGCTAGGGCGTGTCCGCGCTCGGCGCGTTGTCTGTTAGGAGCAACCATTTGTGGTCTCCGTTGTTTGTGGAGATCACACAGTAGCACGACCACGTTTCGCTGTTGCCGAACAC